ATGAAAAAATTCGACATACTAATATAAAAGGTGTTTGGGAAGCAACTTGGTATGATACTGCTGAAGAAGGAATAAGAGCCGGCGAGAAAGTAGTTGATGATAGTCCATTTGATGCTTTAAAAGTAACAGAAATGATTGTAAAGCATCATATTAAACAGTTAAAACATAACCTACCTAAAAAAGTTCAAAACGACCTGGAAGAACTCTTCGAAGAGGAAATAAATACTAAAGATAAATTATTAAATTAAAGGTTAAATGAAAGCACTATTAAGATGGTGGCTTATATTTTGCCTCTCAATCCTTGCAGGTGGAATCGCAGTATACTTCAATTTGCACGTTGACCTATACCACGCAGATCAGACCAAAATTAGTTTTTTAATATTGTTAGTTTTTATTCTAACATCGTTTTGGATTGGGTGGAAAACTAAGTTAACCAAAGAGACAGTACAGGATATTAGTATTGGTTGGTTTGTAGCTGAGGCATGCCTTGCCTTGGGCATGATAGGTACTGTTACAGGGTTTCTCTTAATGTTAAGTGGTGCATTTGCAGACATTGACTTATCAAATACAAGCACTATACAAAGTTCTCTAACAAAAATGGCTCTTGGTATGAGTACTGCATTATATACTACCTTAGTTGGACTTATTTGTTCTTTAGCATTAAAGATACAATTAGTTAATGTAGAAGATGAGAACAAGCAGTATGGACAGTGAATCACGATATAAAAGCACATTAGCATTTACGGACCTATTGTTTAATGTATTAATAGGCTTTGCATTCCTGTTTATTATAGCATTTATTTTAATTAATCCAATAACCGAAGAAGCAAACATAGAAGCAAAAGCCGAGTTTATGGTTATAATGGAATGGGACGAACGTTCGCATTATGATGTAGATTTATGGATGCAAGATCCTAATAGAACAATAGTAGGATTTCCAAATAGAGATGCAGGTTGGTTACATTTAGATAGAGATGACTTAGGACATAGTAACGATACTATAATGCTTGCAAACGGTGAAAAGAAAACAATATGGTTAAATCGTGAAATTATGACAGTTCGTGGTATTACATCTGGTGAATTCATTGTAAACATACATTTATATTCAATGAAAGGACAAAATAAAGGACCAGTAGATGTTAATGTACAAATATTAAAAATAAATCCATATAGTGAAATACATTCTAGTGTAACTACTCTTAAACATAATAGACAAGAAGAAACAGTACTTAGATTTAAAGTAGACGAACAAGGGAGGGTAGTTTCAAAAAACAAACTGCCAAAACGTTTTGCGGGAAAGCATTCATCGAACGCCGAGCCGACTATTCATCATGGCACCAGTACTTCAACAATTGAAGAAGCTCCTAATATACCTAATGCACCTCCTTCGTCAATGTTGATTATTGAAGATCTTGAAGTAGACGAACCAGATCATGAATTAGGAGGTTTTTAATGGTATTTTTTAGTTTTTTAATAATAGCATGGGTTATTGTATTAGCAATAATAATTTGGGATTTAATACAAAAAGGACAAGATAAACTTTATATGTTTATAGTAATTCCTGTTGTATTTGTTCTTACAGTTTCGACATATCTTACAATACAAGGGTTATTAGGGTATCCTACTGAAAGTATTAAAAAGGGTAAATTTATGTTATTGTCTTCGGCAGTAAAAGAACCGGACTGGATTTATTATTGGGTTATTCACGAAGGCGACATAGATCCTACTGCATATAAAGTTCCTTATACAGAACCTGAACATAAAAAACAAGAACAAGCAAGTCAAGCAATGGAAGCTGGTGAAGTGATTGCAGGCGAGTATCAAGACGGCACACAAGAAAATAGCGACGGCAATAAGGAACAAAGAGGATTCTTAGAATTTTATAAGTTTGATTTTACAAAAACTATGCCTAAGAAAAATTACGATCCTCTTGAATAAAATATAACTTTTTTTGGTTGACATTTGCTTATATGATAGTATAATGTTTATATTACGTTAAAACATTAACAAAAAGGCACTTTATGTCAGGATACGTTGAATTCACATTTGATCAGGCACAAAAAGTTTTAGTTGACGAAATGGGTTTCAAGTGTATTAATGATGTTGCTCCTGAATCAGAAGGATTTGGCATTAATGCAAATGAATATGTTTTTGAGCGTGTTATTAAACATGAAAATCCTGAAGATTTTATGAAGGCCTTAAAAGGCGACGACTTCCGATACTCTATCCGTATTTTTTCATCCGTAGATAGAAGAACTAAAAAAACACGGGAAATAGGTTCAGATGCGATTCGTGTTACATTGTACGATCTTAAAAAGGATCGTCCAGTTAAAGCAGAACGTAGAGTAAATAGAACAGTAAATGCTTTTTCAAATATGAAAGAAAGAGCTAGAGAGCTTTGGAAGTATGTTGCCGACGGAGAACACATTTGTCCAAAGTGTGAGAGTTTACTTGTTAAGAGAACTGCAAAACGTTCCAAGAAAGATTTTATGGGATGTTCCAGTTATCCAGCATGTACTCATACACAAAACATATAGGCCATTAGTGTCAATGGATTAGCACGGGAGGCTCCAACCCTCCAAGTCTGGGTTCGAATCCTAGATGGTCTGCCAACTTTAACAAAGGAACAGTATGCCAAAAGCAAGAAAAAAAACAGGTGGAAATTTATTAAAAGTTGCTCCTAAAAAGAAAAAGCGAATAACACAAAAAAATCTTGATGAAAAGTATACTGGACCAGAGCCTATGTATACAGGACCGGTTACTAATAGTGAAATTTCATGGGGATTTAATTATTACAATTATCATCATAATGTAAAGGATGCTAAAAAATTCATAGTAGAATACTTAGTTGAGCGAAATCGTAAAGATGATTCTAAAATGGTAAAAGCATGTCCAGATGTATTTGTTTTGTCAACATATGGTTGGCTTGCAAAGATGGCAATTAATGGTGCAGAGTTTGACGAATTAGTACAGGAAAAACTAGATAGACATATTGATTATCTTTGTACACAAGGTTTTAATAAACAAGAACAAAAAGAAGAAAAGAAAGAAGAACGTCAAGTAGGACCAACAATTCAAGAACGTGTTAAAGAGCAAGCATTTGATATTGGTGCTGAATTAGAAAAGTGGAAAGATATGTGTACAGGACAAGGAGACACATGGGCATTAGTTTCTTTGCAAAATAAACCACTTGATTATTTAAGAGCTAATGGTTGTAATCAAGCTCATGCAAGAGTTATTAAAAAAGAATACCAATTAGAACTTGATGAGATTAATCAAGCACTTCTTAAATCTGATGAAGATCTAGTTGAAGGTTATTCACATATGTCAACATCAGATAAGCATCGTTTTGTAAAGTTTTTACAGGATGTAATTGATGCATGTGATATGATTATTGGAGAATCTCTTGCTAATAGAAAACAACGTACAAAGAAACCCAAGAGTGCTGAAAAACAAGTTGCTAAATTAAAATATTGTGTTAAGAATGACGAATTAGGAATTGTAAGCGAAAAACCAGTAACATTAATTGGAGCAACGGCGGCAATAATTTACCAAACTAAATTCAGAAAGATTGGAGTATTAATTGCAGACGATAGCATGGGTTTTAAGGCAAAGGGTACAACTATATTAAATGTAAATGAAAAACTAAGTGTTAGAAAGACACTTAGAAAACCTAAAGATCAATTAAAAGAGTGTAAAGGACTTAGTAGAACTAAGTTTGATAAATGGTTTGCGGATGTAAATGCAGTAGAAACCCGTTTAACTCCCCGATTTGGTGACGATACAATAATCCTCAAAGTTTTTAAATAGGTCTCGAGCTCATACAACTACCTTAGTATACATTCTCCTTAATAAATATTGTAAAAGGTAGTTGTATGGCTCAGTCTCAGAGACAAAAATTAATCAAAGATATAGAACTTAGCCTCGGTGGCGGTATTGTAGATGTTGAATTGGATGCTGATCATTACAATTTAAGTATTGATCATGCACTAGACCGTTATAGACAACGTTCATCAAATTCTACAGAAGAAAGTTATATGGTACTTTCACTAACAAAAGAAGTTAGTGATTATGTTTTGCCAGATGAAGTTATTGAGGTAAAGGATATCTACAGAACAGTAACAGGTATTTCTGGAACAACATATGGTAATGATGTTGAACCGTTTGAAGCGGCATATCTTAATACGTATTTGTTGCATTCGGGACGAGCTGGTGGTTTGTTAACCTTTGAAGCATATTCTGAGCATAGGGAAATGCTTGGCAGAATGTTTGGTAGTGAATATATGTTTACATGGAAGCCTAGTAGTAAAACACTATCAATTCAACGAAAAATAAAAAGTAACGACGAAAATGTTATTTTGCATTGTTACAATTTTAGACCTGAAGCCGATTTACTAAGCGATACATATGCTGGTTATTGGTGTCGAAGTTGGGCAGTAGCAGAAGCAAAATTAATAATAGCAGAAGCAAGAAGCAAGTTCAGTCAAATTGCAGGTCCTCAAGGCGGTACTACACTAAATGGTGAAGCATTACGTACAGATGCACAAGCCGCAATGGATAAATTAGAACAAGAGCTTGTAACCTACTCAGATGGGGGCGATCCGCTCCATTTTGTCATCGGTTAAACACCACTATATACCAAATACCACATAAATATGTAAAAGAGACCTATAATTTTAAGGAAGACTAAATGGCAACTTTAGTATCACCAGGAGTCAGTGTTTCGGTAACTGACGAATCATTTTACGCCAGTGTTGGAACTGGTACAGTACCAATGTTTATCATTGCAACAGGGCAAGATAAAAAATTGACAGACGGCACAACCACTGCACCGTATACAACTTCAGCAACCGCTGGAAAAGTATATCTTATTACTAGTCAACGAGATTTACTTAATAGTTATGGAGATCCTACATTTAAAGTATCAAGTGGAACTCCAGTACACGGACACGAAACGAATGAATTTGGGTTGTTAGCCGCATATTCCTTTTTAGGAATAGCAAGTCGGGCCTATGTTGTACGAGCAGACATTAATACTACCGAATTAGAAGCAACTGCGACAGAGCCAAAAGGACCACCTAATGATGGTCAAGTATGGTTTGACACAACCTCAACAACATTTGGTATTTTTGAAGCAGATAGTGCTGGTGCTTGGGTAAGCAAGACTCCAACTGTATTAACAAGTGCCGAAGTAACAGGTACTGCCGCAAGTGCAGTTCCAGATAATAGTGTGTCATCAGTCGCGGCATTAGCGGTTGATTCATATGCAATTGTTACAATTGATTCAGCAGGAACAACATTAGCAGGATGGAGATATTATAAAAAGACTGCATCAGCAACATGGACAGAAGTTAGAGAAACAGATTTACAAGCACTTGGCGGAAGTTATGCATCAACAAACGTATATGTAAATCCACATACAAGTGTACCAGCAAGTCCAAACAGATATGATGTTTGGGTTAAGACAACATCACCAAATGCTGGAATGAATGTTGTTATGAAAAAATATAGTTCATCGACTGCTGGATGGGTAACTAAGACAGTACCGGTGTTATTTACTGATACAGAAGCAAATTCACCAGGACGTTTTGGCGTTGGATCACAAGCATATGGAACCGCAATTATTACAGCCGGCGACGTTGCTAGTATTACAGTCGACGACGGTGGATCAGGATATAGTGCAAGCGATTTACCAACCATTACATTATCTGGCGCAACAAACAGAACTGCAACCGCATCTGTTGACTCAACTGGTAAAATTACTGCAATTACAGTAGGCGGAACAGCCGACACAGGATTAGTACAAGGCGATGTAACTGTAAAAATTGACGGCGGATCAACACCAGCCGCAGGTGAAATTTATGTTGATGCTGATCCTAGTGCAACTGGCGACCCAGAGATGGTTGTTAAAACTTCTGATGGAGCAGGTGCATGGGCAACCATTACTGTCGGTACTGCAACAGGTCAATTACAAAGTAGCCCGACAGCATTAACAGGCGATACAACCGACGGAACACATTGGTATGATAGTACTACTACAACAGCCTCATTTGATATGTATATAAAAAGCACAGGGCTTTGGGTACCAAAAACAATTAGTTCTGTAGGTACTACGGCACCTACTGGTCCAAGTAACAATGATTTATGGATTGATACAACAGGCGGTGACATGGTATTTAAAATGTATAATTCCAGTACTTCAGCCTGGGTAACACGTGACAGTTCGGATCAGTCTACACCAAATGGTATTGTATTTGCAGACATTACTGAAACTGCTGGCGACACAACAAATGCATCAACTGGTGCAACTGTTCTAACAGGTGGACCAAATCCAGCATTATATCCGGACGGAATGCTTGCAATGAACTTATGTCGTTCTTCATATAATGTTAGAAAATATGATACGTCATTAACAACTACATGGAAATGGCGTTCAGCAAGCGGAACAGCCGCTGATGGATCAGGATTATTTGGTAGAAAAGCACAAAGAAAAGTTATTGTTATTGCAATGCAAGCCGCATTATCAGACGATGATTTAAGAGCAGAAACATTAAGTTTTAATTTAATTAGTGCTCCTGGTTATCCAGAATGTGCAGACGAAATGTCTACTCTATCAATTGACAGAAAAGAGACTGCATTCTGTGTCGTTGATACTCCAATGAGACTTGCTAATAAAGCAACAGATATTAGCACATGGATCAATGGTACAAGTGCAACAGAAAATGGCGAGGTTGGATTAGTAAATCCTAAGAACGATAAAATGGGCACTTACTATCCAGGTGTAGCATTAACAACAAACGTTGACGGGTTTACAGTAGCTCAACCAGCAAGTCATATTGTTATGCGAACATTGGCATATAATGATAATGTTGCTTATCCGTGGTTTGCACCAGCAGGTATTGCAAGAGGTTCAGTACAAAATGCTACAAACGTTGGATATCTAGATAGTGAAAGTGAATTTGCACCAGTAGCACTAACACAAGGTTTGAGAGACACGTTATATGATAAAAAAGTAAATCCAATAGCAAATTTTCCAGGCGAAGGTATATGTGTTTGGGGACAAAAGACTCTTTATGGCGCAACGAGTGCATTAGATAGAATTAATGTTTCTCGTTTAGTGATATATTTAAGAGAACGGCTTGATAAGATTGTAAGACCGTTTATTTTTGAACCTAATGATACATTAACAAGAGCTAATATTAAAGACATGATCGAAAGATTCCTAGGAGACATACAAGCAAAACGTGGATTGTATGACTTTGCAGTAGTTTGTGATACAAGTAACAATACATCTGCAAGAATTGATCGAAATGAACTTTGGATTGATATTGGCGTTGAACCTACAAAAGCCGCAGAATTTATTTACATACCTGTAAGAATTCTAAATACTGGTAAACTTTCCGGTACTAGTTAATCTTCATGCAGTGGCGCCTAATTTGGTAGCCACTGCATACCGCTTCTCAAAATTTGTCTAAATTTAATAAATACTAGAAACGACTTGGAGAGTATAATGGCTGTTTTAAGCAATTTTAAAGTACCTGTTGATGGAACACAACCAGAAGGTACAACTCTAATGCCTAAGTTACAATATAGGTTTAGAGTTACATTTCAAAACTTAGGTGGCAGTAACGCTACTGATAGTTTGATCAGGCTCACAAGAAACTTAGTGAGTATTGGAAGGCCTGATTTAACACACGATGACATTACTCTTGAAGTATACAATTCAAGAGTATATCTAGCAGGTAAACATACCTGGAATCCAGTTCAGTGTGTAATTAGAGACGATGTCGATGGACATGTAATTAAAGCAATTGGTGCTCAGATCCAAAATCAAATGGATCACTCAGCACAGAGTGCGCCGGTAGCCGCTGTTAATTATAAGTTTTCAACTTTAATCGAAACATTAGACGGAGCAAATCCAGTAGCGGATGAAAATATTTTAGATGCCTGGAGTTTAAGTGGATGCTATTTGCAACAAATACAGTATGGTGAGAGTAATTACGGTAATAATGATGCACAAATAGTAACAATGACAATTAGATATGACAACGCCGAACAGACGGGAGCTAACGGGTTGGCAATTCTAAGTCGGGCGCCATCTAGACTTAATGTAGGCGCAACGTCTAGTAACTAATGTCAGCATACACGTTAGCAGAACGAGAATTTAACACTATGGCTCCTTACGGGGAGCCTATGGAATTAAGGCCCCGACAAAAGTTTAACTTTTACGTCCAGTTTCAAACAGCCAAACTCTCAAAGGACGACGGTGACGACAATCAACGAGATACAACAAGATCGGTGCCTTATCCATTAGCAGTTCAAATTGATTTACCATCAGTACAATTTGATACACAGGTAGTAAATCAATATAATAGAAAAAGAGTTATACAAACAGGATATCAATATAATCCTATTAATATAGTTTTTTTTGATACTGTTGATAATACATTTCAAACATTATATCAAAATTATTTTAAGTATTACTATAAAGATAGAATAAATCCTCCATCTAAAATAAGACGATATGATTCTGTAACACCAGATTCAGAAAGCGGAGACTGGGGCGGAGGATTTGGTTTTAATCCACCTACTTATCTATACCAAAAGAATTTTATTCAAGAAATTATAATTAGTAGAGGCTGGCCAGATGAACTTACATTAGAAAATGTAAAAAAATTAGACCCAATAGTTTTATATAATCCAACGGTTAATAGTATTTCACATGATACATTAGACTATGGATCTTCGGATCCAATTACATGGACAATGAATATTAGTTTTGAGCAAGTACATTATCTTGCTAACCAAAGCGACGAAAGCAACAATGATGACCAATCTAGATCTGTTAGTAGCAGATTAAATATCGCAGATTCATTTACTGATGTAATAGGATGATTAATGCGAAGACGAAAGTACGATCAAGGAAAATATGTTTGTAAAAATCCCGGAAAATACTTTGGTAAGCATACACCAACTTATCGAAGTAGTTGGGAATTAGTTTTTATGAGAATGTGTGACGGTCATCCTAGTGTTATAGGTTGGGCAAGTGAAGGACATTCAATTCCTTATAGAAATCCCTTTACAGGAAAACATACTAAGTACGTACCAGATTTTATGATTGTTTATCAAAATAAAAAAGGTGAGAAACGTATGGAAATGATTGAAATAAAACCTAGTACCCAATCAAGTCTTACCGAAGCAAAGTCAAGAACTGATAAAGCGGCCGTAGCATTAAATCATGCTAAATGGACAGCCGCTAATGAATGGTGTAAACGTAAAGGCATTCAGTTTCGTATTATAACAGAAAAAGAAATATTTAATAATTACGGTAAAAGTAAACGATGACTAAAAAATTAGAAGATTTATTTGATTTAGCAGATCCTGTAGAAGCAGAAGAATTCTACGAATCACGGGAAAAGAAAGCAACTCCGGTTACTGTAACAGAAGTTGCACCTTTACCTATTGTAGAAGAACAACAAATTGTACCTGAAGAACCAGTAAAAAATGTTGTAGACATGAGTGATCGTATTAATACTTCATTAACACATGTTGATGATATACATTCAAGTGATCCTGATATGGATAGATATGCTGATAAAGCAGAAAAAGCATTTGAAGATTTAATGGATCTAGGGTTTAATGTAGAAGATCGTAATGCAGGAAAAATATTTGAAGCCGCATCTAGTGTATTAAAAACCGCAGTAGATGCAAAAAATGCTAAAGCAGATAGAAAATTAAAAGCAATTGAACTGCAACTTAAGAAGATGCGTTTAGATCAAAACGTACATAAGATGCCAAAAGTAATAGAACAAGACGCTGAATATGTTGTTTCAGATAGAAATAGCATGTTGAGTGCGTTATCTCAAAATAAAGATAAATAAAATAAACAGAAATCCAAGGATAGTATTATGGAATATGCCAATTCTGCACAACAACTTCGAGCTTATGCTGATCTTTTAAAAGATCAAGTCGAGGAAGCCATTGAACCAGTTGAAGAAACTGTTGAAGTAACAGAAGAAGAAGCAACTGAAGAACCCGTTGCTGAAGCAAAAGACGACGACAAAGAAGAAGTTGAAGAAGCAAAAGAAGAAGAAGTAGAAGAATCTGAAGAGCAAGTTGATGAGGACGAGCAAATTGAGGAAGCTACTGAAGCCCCAGCACCGCAAACTGCACAAGATTTATTACGTAGTTATGCTGATTTAGTTGCTGAAGCACAGAAAAAAGACAAAGAAGAAGACGAAGTTCGCGAAGAAAAAGACGAGGAATAATATGAAGCGTTTAAATGAATACTTAACCGAATCTAAGAAACAATACGACTTACGTATTAAGATGGCCATCCCTTTGGGAGAAGAGATTGATTCCCAAATTGACGATAAGATGGATGTATTCTTAAAGCGATATTCCCCTGCAAGTATTTCTTCCGCAAGAAAATTAATGACGCAAACTAACCCATTAGAGTTTGCTAACCAAGGTACTGCTATAGATGTTTACATTGTGGATGCAAAATTAAATTTACCTGTTGCTCCGCACATATTACAACAACAACTAGTAGAATATCTTAGCATTCCAGAATATAAATTAAAAGTTAGGAATTTAGAAGATCCGCTCAATGAGCTTGATGAACCTGAGGACGAAAGTCCTAAAGAGGCTATTATGGGAACTGATTATTCAGGAGACGAGGCTAAAAATAATAGTAGATATTATGGTGGCGAATATAATGTAGATTTTCTTAAGGGTTTAGAGAGCAGGAAGTTTGAATATGCAAGTAGCGAGAGTACGGCACCACAAATGGAGACCACAGAGGGCAATAAAACAAGCCCGTTGAGCGGTCAAAATTCTATACCTAATCCCAGCAAAATGTCTGGGGTAAACAAGCAGACAGCAAGGAAGTAACATGAAAGTTTCAGTTGAATTAGAAGATTTAGTTAGGTTAGCAGGTATGCAACATGCAGAACCTGAGCCAATGCCAGCAGAAGGTGGCTGTGGTGGACCTCCAACTGGAACTGAAAATATGCGAGACATGCTTACTGTTCTAGCATCTCCACAAAAAATGAAAGAACACGACTCAGATGATTTTGAAAATTCATCACCCGAGTTTAGTGGGTCACCAAATGATGCACATGGTGATATTGATGATGTATCATTTAGAGGCTTTGGAAAAACTAGAGGTGATTCTGAATCTGACAACAAGTACGGAGACAATCCACTTAACGAAGAGTCGCTCATGGCAGAGTGGCAAGAATTCAAAAAAAAAGATTAGATACGCCTGTTAACGAAGGCGGATGGAGTATAGGTTTAGGAGGTCTTAAATTAGGAAATCTCCTTGGAGGCCTTAATTTACATACAGATTCTAAAGGTAATCAAAAATTAGGCGGTAGTCTTAGTACAAAATTACCAGGAACTAATGTATCAATTGGTGCAAGTACTAATGATTTAAGCCAATGGAATAAAAAGAAAAAGAAAATCCAAAAAAGAACGCCTGTACAAAAACGTACTAAGCCACTACAAAAATCTAGTAGAGAATTGCAAGGCTTTAATTAATGAATTATGTTAACACAATTTCAACAAAGACATCAAGTTTTAGTGTATGATGATACAGTAAGACCTGACGTTAACCCCTTTATTGATTTCTTAAAAGTTATACCTAGTAAACAAAACTTTAGATTATATGATTGTACAATTATAGATTGGAGATCACCGGAACAAAAAATTTGGTTGTTTAATAATGTTTTTATGGACGAACAGCCAGCAAGATTTGCATCTGTATTTGCACCTATACATATATTGTTTTATGCTAACCTAGAAAAGCAAGATCATTTTACTACATATGACGATTATTTTAAAGAAGAAAACGATGCTTTTCCAAAGGCAGTACATCTTGATGTAGGTGTAGCATTAGGTGCAATATGTAGTTTTGCATTACAACAAGGTTATGATCCTTCATTTTTGCAATGTTCTGCAGGTCCAAAAAGTTCAAATGAGTTAGTAGATTCAAATAAAAATCATTTTGTTTGTTCAATTGCTATAGGTAAAGCATTAGTAAAAACAGATAATGTAAAAGTTAGTGAAGACATTGCTGGCAAATTGTTATTAACGAACAAAGAAAAATTGTTTATGCCTGACAAATGGAATTTGGATACATTACCTCCAAAGTTTGATAATAAACCTATACAATGGTTTAAAGGCGACAAGTATTTGGCAAATAGTATAGAGTGTTATGCAGACGCAAGATGACGTATTAGTTAAAAAACCGCATCAATCCCAAAAATGGTCACAAGAACAAATTGACGAACTTGGCCGTGCCATGGAGGATCCGATATATTTCATTGAAATGTATGCTTATATACAACATCCTGTAAAAGGTAGAGTTAGTTTTGATTTATTTGAATATCAAAAAGGATTAATTGAAACATATAATAATTACAGATATGCTATTGCAATGCTACCTAGACAAACAGGAAAGTCAACTGCGGCCGCGGCATACTTATTATGGTATGCAATGTTTAAACCTGATGCTACAATTTTAATTGCGGCACACAAATACGCAGGTGCTCAAGAAATAATGCAACGATTACGTTATGTATACGAAACATTGCCTGAATGGATTAAAGCAGGTTGTACAAGTTATAACAGAGGAAGTATAGAATTTGATAATGGTAGTAGAATTGTAGCACAAGCAACAACAGAAAATACAGGTAGAGGTATGAGTTTAACACTTGTTTACTTAGACGAGTTTGCATTTGTACCTCCAAGAGTAGCAGAAGAATTTTGGACATCGCTATCGCCGACACTTGCAACAGGTGGTAAATGTATTATTACTAGCACACCCAACCAAGATAACGATCAATTTGCACAAATATGGAAAGCGGCTGTCGACAATGTAGATGATTATGGAAACGAACAAGAACTTGGGAAGAATGGATTTAGGGCATTTAGATCACGTTGGCAGGACCATCCTGATCGTGATGATAAATGGGCAAGTGAAGAACGTGGAAAAATAGGCGAAGAACGTTTTAGACGAGAACACGAATGCGAGTTTATTACTGCTGATGAAACACTTATAGCACCATTAAAACTTGTACTACTAGAAGAACAACAACCAATACGTGTTGAAGGGCAAGTTCGTTGGTATCAAGATATTAATAAAAATTCTACATATTGTGTAGGATTAGATCCTTCGATGGGTACAGGTAGTGATTTCGCGGCTATACAAGTTTTTAGTTTACCTAATTTTTCACAAGTAGCAGAATGGAAACATAATAAAACAGATGTACGTAATCAGATGCTTATACTTCAAAGTATACTAGAGGAAATACAAAATAAAGTACAAAACGAAGAAAACATATATTATAGTATTGAAAATAATGGAATAGGTAAAGCATCGTTAATGGCATATGAAGAATTAGGCCCTGTTAATTTTTATGGTAATTTAGTAAATGAACCAAAAACTAAAGGACAAACATTCACTAGAGGAATGGTTACTACACATAAAAACAAGTTAGAAGCATGTTCTAAGTTAAAATACTTTGTAGAAGAAAAAAAAGTAAAAATTTATAGTAGAAATTTGATACAAGAACTTAAAACATTTGTTGCAAGAGGCAGATCATATGCGGCAAAAGATGGTGAACATGATGATTTAGTAATGGCCGCAGTATTATGTATTCGTATTGTGCAGTTAATTACAAAACATGATAAAGAAGCATTCGAAGAATTAATTGATCCACTAGGCGATGATCCGTTGGATATGCCAATGCCAATCGGCATTCTTTGATAAATATCATAAAGGGTTGTGATTTATGGCTGTTAACGTAGAAACTATAGGCGAAAATATATTTGCTATACTTAAAGGGTATGGTTTTACTATTCGCATGTTTGATGACATTGGAAAAAAAGTTATAAAACCTGAGGATGCTAGGCGTTTTTTTCTAACAGATGCAAACTTAGTTGTAACCAGTAGCGAAGAAGAAATTAAAGTACACTTAGGTAAAAGTGTTACATTTGATGAAGCGAAGGATACTATCAACACTATAAAACAACTAGCAAAAAAGTATATGATGGATTTTAACCTTAAAAAATTCGGTCACACATTACAACCAAAAGATTACGTTTTTGATTTAAAAAAGGAAGCAGACATGAACAGTATACAAGAGAGTGCATTCTCTAAATCATATGGTTCTTCAAAATCGTCATATCAGGATGTAGGTAATACAAGATTAGTAGTAAGACATGCCGCACCTGTTAATGAAGAATCAAGAGGCAGTAGAGCCCGCAATATAAAATCCATTTATATTGAAAATGCCGAGGGCGAAAGATTTAAATTTCCTAGCAAAAATTTATTATCTGCTAGAGCAATGGCAAGACATATTGCGAATAAAGGAACTCCGTTTGATGATGGAGGTAAAAATATAATCTCACTAGATGAGGAATTAGGACAATTAAAGAATTTTGTTAGATATACTAGACAAAACTTTAAAGAAGAAAATGAAAGTGTAAGTGGATTGCATGAATTAGCAATTATGCGAGTTAATAACATTAAAGAAAACCTCACTAAAATTAAAAGTTCACGAACTTACAATGAAGCAATTCAAAGTATTAATAACGATCAAATTAAAAATGAAGAAGTTGAAGGCGAACTGCAAGAAGTTCTAACTAAACATACTTTTGATGAGAGCTTGGCAGGTGTGCTTCCTTACCTTGCAACTCTTGTTTCAGAAGGAACTATTCTTGAACGACTTGAGCTCGCACTTCTTGAAGGTAAAATTGAACTTGGATTGTTTGAAGATGACGATATTAACAACCCAAGTAACTTTGCGTTTGATAGTGTTACATTAAAAAATCAACATTGGTTAAAGTATATTGGTGAAAAGGCAACTGATGAAAAAGTTAGTGCATTGGTAACAGAAATAGCAGAAGGTTTCGATGTTATGGAAGTTGCTGATCGTAATAAGGCACTTCGTCTTGTTAAAAACAACATAACTTTTGAAAACCAAGAAAAGCCCGACATTACAGATGTTATTGAAGAAAGTTTAGATAAGCAGTTAAGCAAATATACAAGTAATGATATCTTTTTTGAAAAAGGTGGTATAGAGGGAAAAATTAAACCAGCATGGATGAGAGATGCTGAAGAAAAAGGTGAACTTAGAACTGACAACGAAACAGGCGGAACATGGGCCGGAGATACTTATGTTGCTGGTACTGATACACCTCCGCCAAAGATTGGTGCATTTAAAGATGCATGGAAAAAATGGCGTAAAAAAGGTGGAAAGCATAAGAATGAAGTAGAAGAAGGCATTTCACATACTGATCCTAAAACAGGAAAAAAGATTTATCCCGGAACACCAGAATGGAAGGCTAAATTTATAAAAAAACCTAAGAATGAAGCAGTAGAAAAAACTGAAGAAGGCATTTCACATACTGATCCTAAAACAGGAAAAAAGATTTATCCCGGAACACCAGAATGGAAGGCTAAATTTATAAAAAAACCTAAACAGGAATCAGCTGAAAAACCAGATTATTTAGATTTTGATAAAGATGGCGACAAAAAAGAACCTATGAAAAAAGCTCTTAATGACAAGAAGAAAAAAACAAAAGTCGAAGAAGAACCTAACGAAGGTAATGAATTTTCTGGTGCATTAGCACAAGCAAAAAAATCAGGTAAAAAAGAATTTAGTGTTGGCGGAAAAACATTTAAAGTTAAAGAAAGCGAAGAAGTTCCTGAATCAGAAGAAAATACAAGATTATTACAATTAGCAGGAATATACAAATGATTCCTAATATTAAAAATGAAAACGATTTACGAAAATTAGCAGGACTTTCACTTAGAGAAGCAGGTGCTCATTTAGATGATATCGTAGAAAAACATGCAGATGCAATGTCATCTGTTATGAACGGCGAAACTAGTTTGTATGATCATCAAGAATTTTTTGATGAGTTATATGATTACTTTGTTAACTCAGGCGAAATGCCATATGGTATTGCTAAAGCAAGAGATGGTGATCCTGATCAATGGATTCAAGAATATCTGGAAAGTGAATATGGTTCGGAATGGGAACAAGGATACGATTCAATGGATGGCGATTTTGATTCCGGAATGGCATCCGCTGGACATGGTACAGATGAGGACTATGGATATTATGGTGAAAGTTCAGATATGAAACGTCTTGCTAAAGTTGTTGCAGATGGTAACAGATCAGTACAAATGCTTACTGAGAGTGAAGTTAAAGAAGAAGTTATACAACCAACAGGACTTCAGGCATATATAAATAAACTTATAGAGGAAAACAACGTTGATGAATCTATGTGGGTTGGCGGCAGCGGCAAGCGTCCAGGCGCAGGCAA